GGCGCGCGACCTCACCGCCAGCGTCATCACGCAGCTGCAGGCCGCCTCCGTCGAAGTCGGCATCCTGTTCGAGGGCGAGTTCGCATCGGGATGGGTCCGGCTCTGGTCCGGCATCGGCACCCTGTCCTGGGACAGCAAGACCTGGACCGGCACCGGCAATCTGCTGGGCATCAGCGGCATCGACGAGACCGCCGAGGTCCGCGCCTCGGGGATGACGGTCTCGCTCTCCGGCGTGCCGTCGGACCTCCTGTCCGCCGCGCTTGGCGATGCGCGCTCGGGCCGCATCGGCCGGGTCTACCTCGCGTTCTTCTCCGGCGGCAGCATCGTGGCCGATCCGATCCTCCAGTTCGAGGGCCGCCTTGACGTTCCGGCGATCGAGGATGGTCCCGAAACGGCCACGATCTCGATCAGCTACGAGAGCGAGCTGATCGACCTTGAGCGCGCCCGCGAGCGCCGGTATACGCCCGAGGATCAGGCGATCGACTTCCCGGGCGACCTCGGGTTCGATTACGTGGCAAGCCTGCAGGATGCGCAGATCACATGGGGCCGCTGATGCTGACCCGCCGCGAAGACTGGCCCTCCCGCCTCGCCGCCGCGCTGGAAGAGGCGCGCGACAAGCCGTTCAAGTGGGGCTCGCATGACTGCGGCCTGTTCGCCGCGGACTGCGTGCTGGCCATGACCGACACCGACCCGGCAGCGCTCTACCGCGGCCAATACGTCGACGAGGCCGGAGCACGCGACACGCTGTGGCTGATCTCCGGCGGCGGCCTGCGCGCTGCGTGGACGAAGGCGCTCGGCCCGGCGATGAACAACGTCCGCATGGCGAAGCGCGGCGATGTCGTGCTGGTGGAGGTCGGCGGCGTCGAGGCGACCGGCGTGGTCGTGGGGTCGCGCGTGGCGTGCCTGAGCGAAGCGGGCCTTGCCATGGTGCCCGCGCACCGCATCGTCGCTGCGTGGAGCGTCTGAAATGGCATTCATCGCACCGGTGATCGCAGCCGCAGTGACGGGCGGCAGCCTCGGGTCGGCGCTGATCTCTGCTGGCATCGGGCTCGTCGCGTCGATCACGCTGACCTCGATTGCCGGGTCCGTGTTCCGCCCGAAACAGCCAAAGCTCTCCGACCCGTTCGCAGGCGCGCAGCGCACGCAGTCCGTGAGGCAAGCGATCACGCCGTGGCGCGTCGTCTACGGCCAAGTCCGCACCGGCGGCGCCATCACCTTCCTGCACACGACCGACGGCAATTCGCGCCTGCATCTCATCATCACGCTGGCCGGTCACGAGGTCGAGGAGATCGGAGACATCTACTTCGATGACGAGGTCGTGCCGCTCGACGTGAACGGCAACGCCACCGGCCGGTATGCGGGCTATGTGCGGATCAAGAAGGCCCTCGGCACCGACGCGCAGACCGCATTCGCAGACCTGATCGCCGAGGCGTCCGACAAATGGACCGCCGACCACCGGCAGCGCGGCAGGGCCTGCATCTATGTCCGGCTGACCCACAATTCAGATCTGTTCGCATCCGGCATTCCGAACATCACGGCCATCGTGAAGGGCAAGAAGGTCTACGATCCTCGGACCGCGACAACGGCTTGGAGCGCCAACGCGGCGCTCTGCCTGGCCGACTACCTAACCGACCCGATACGCGGCCTGGGCGTGGACTACGCGACGCGCATCGACGAAGCCGATCTGATCGCCGCCGCGAATGTGTGCGACGAGAACGTGACGCTGGCCGCCGGCGGCACCGAAGACCGCTACACCTGCAACGGCACGTTCGAGGCCTCGGAGCGCCCGCGCGACATCATCGCTTCCATGACCGGCGCAATGGCTGGCCGCGCGTCGTTTATCGGCGGCCGGTGGTCGATCTTCGCTGGCGCGTACACCGCGCCGAGCATCACCCTCACCGAAGCCGATTTGCGCGGCCCGATCCGCGTGTCCTCGCGGCTGTCGCGACGCGAGCTGGCGAACGGGGTCAAGGGCACGTTCGTGTCGCCCGACAACAAATGGCAGTCCAGCGACTTCCCGCCCGTAACCAGCTCGACCGGCTACACCGAGGACGGCGACGAGCGACTGTGGCGCGACATCGACTTGCCCTTCACGACCTCGGCCGCGACCGCGCAGCGCATCGCGCGCATCGAGCTTCGCAAGGCCCGGCAGCAGATCAGCGTGCAACTGCAGGCCAAGTTGACGGCCTATCGCCTCGTTCCAGGCGACACCGTCGCCATCACGAACACGCGCCTGGGCTGGACCGCGAAAGCCTTCGAGGTCACCGGCCTGCGCTTCGTGGCCGCCGACGACGGCAGCCTCGGCGTCGACCTGACGCTGCGCGAAACGGCCTCGACCGTCTACGACTGGACTGCCGCGACCGACGAGGTCGACGTCGATCCCGCGCCAGACACCGAGCTTCCGAACCCGTTCTCGATCTCAGCACCGGCCACGCTGACGCTTGCCTCGGGCGATGCCGAGATCCTTGAACTGTCCGAGGGCTCCGTCCTGTCGCGGATCAAGGCCACGTGGACCGCGCCGAGCGACGCCAGGATCGCCAACTACGAGTTGGCCTGGAAGAAGTCCACCGAGAGCACCTGGGACAGCGTCCTGTCGTCGTCCTCCGTCACCGTCGGCTACATCTCGCCGGTCGAGGACGGAACCGCATACGACGTGCGTGTCCGGTCGATCTCGGGGCTTGGCGTGGTCAGCGGATGGGTCACCGTCACCGGCCACGTCGTCGTCGGCAAGACCGCAACGCCGCCCCGCCCCGACACGTTCCAAGTCGCGCGCATCGCCGACGGCACGCGGCGGTTCACGTGGTCGCTGGCATCTGTGCCGGCGGACGTCCGCTCTGGCGGCGGCTACCGCATCCGCTACAAGGCATCGTCGACGACCGACTGGTCCAGCATGACCGCGCTTCACGACGGCCTGTTGATTTCGTCGCCATACGAGACGGCCGATCTTGCCTCGGGCACCTACTGGTTCGCGATCAAGACGGTCGACAGCAGCGGCAACGAAAGCACGTCCGCCACGTTCATCAACTCGGCCGTCCTTGGCGACCCGCCGCTGCGCGACGTTCTGGTTCAGCGGATCGAGCAGTCGCTCGCATGGCCCGGCGCGAAGACGTCGTGCTTCCTGGACACCGACAACGCGCTTCATGCGACGTCGTCGCAGAACTGGTCGAACCTCCCGTCCGCGTGGTCGAGCCTTCCCGCGACGTGGGACAACATTTTGACGAACAACAGCCCGATCCGCTACGAGACCGCCGTCATCGACCTCGGGGCCGACGTGACATTCACGCCGCTGGTCACCGCCGTGGCGAACGGCACGACGACCCTGGAAATGAAGACCGGCACGCAGGCCGACGGCACCGTGGTCGGCTCGTGGGTCTCGCTGGCGCTGGTCGAGGGCAAGCGCTACGTCCAGATCCGCGTGAGCGTGGCCGACACCACGCCGGTCCTGTCGGGCTTGACTACGATCATCTCGTCGTCCTCGTACACGGACACATACGAGGACGTGAACACCGCCACCGAAACGGCGTCGTGGTTCTCATCGGTCGCCGCCGGGCATTTCAAGATCGGGGCGCGCGGCCAGCTCGCGGCGATCTCGACGGCCCGTATCCTCGCGCTGCAGAACGTGGGGGCGGGTTGGTCGTGGGAACTTATCTCGAAGACCCAGACCGTCAACGGGGAGCCTGCCGCAGAGTTCAAGATTTACAACTCGTCAAATACTCTCGCAAATGCTACTGTTGACATCGAACTGAGAGGGCCGCAGGCGTCATGACCCTTCCCGCTTCCGCGACCAAGGTCTACCTCGACAGCGCCACCGACGATCCGAAACAAGCCCGGCCGGAACTGGCCGACCTCGTCGACAAGTTCAACGACCTGTTGACGCATCTCAACCTGTCGACCATCACCAGCAGCCCGGCGGCGATCCCGCTCTCGGTCTCAAATGGCGGCACCGGGGCGAGCACGGAGGCGGGCGCGCGCACGAACCTTGGCGTTGCCGACGCCACCGAGATGGCGCCCGGGCGCATCGAGATCGCGACGCAGACCGAAAGCAACAACGGCACCGACGACACGCGCGCCCTCACGCCCGCGAAGCTGGCGAACATCTCGCCCGCGTCGGTGACGTTCGCGGCCAGCGATCAGGTGTTGATCCTTGATGCGAGCGACAGCAACAAGCTGAAGCGCGCGACGGTGACGACGGGCAAGGTCATCCAGCAGGTCGCATCGTCGTCATCGGCCATCGTCTCCACGACGACGACGACGCCGCTGGACGATACGATCCCACAGAGCACAGAGGGTGGCGAGTTTCTCACGGTCACCATCACGCCGACGAACTCAAGCAACCTGCTGCTGATCGAGGTCTCGGCGTTCTTTTCGCACGGGTCCGGCGGGCATGTGATCGGCGCGATACATCAGGACGCCACGGCCAATGCACTAGCGGCCGTGTCGAACAACCACCCGTCGAATAACGACCACATTTTCGTGATGCGTCACCGCATGACCGCCGGCACGACCAGCGCCACGACGCTGAAATTCCGCGCGGGCTGCAACAATTCCGGCACCCTGCGGATGAACGCCGACAGCAGCGGCAATCGCCGCTTCGGCGGCGTCGCATCCAGCATCATGACCGTCACCGAGATCGCCCCATGAGCGAGATAGATCCGCGCGAATTCGGCCGCTTGGAAGCCGAGGTCAAGGCGCTGACGAAGAGCGTCGAGGCCATGTCCGCCGACTTGAAGGCCGTGCGCTCGGCGCTCGACGCAGCGGGCGGCGGCTGGCGGGTGCTGGTGGCGGTCGGGGCGATCTCCGGCTCTATATCTGCTCTCGCCATCAAGCTTCTCCCATTCCTACCTCTGAGGTGATCCATGCGTGCGCTCGTCGCCCTCCTGCTGGCGGCGACGCCAGCAATCGCCAACGCCTCCGTCTGCGCGCCGCTTGAGGATCTCGCCCGCGTCCTGAAGGACGACCACCAAGAAGTCCCGATCGCGATCGGCGACGCCCGCGGCGGACAGGTCATCGTGTTCTCGACGCGAGATGGTTCGTCATGGACGATCCTGCTGGTCGGCCAGTCCGGCCATGCCTGCGTCGCCGCCGATGGCGTCCGGTGGCGCCTGCCGGGTCGCGGTGCCTGATGCCGACGCCAAAGCTCAGCCGCGAAGAGGCGCTGCGGCGCATCGAGGCCATTGAGGCGGCCCTGCGCGCGGGCCACGCGCCGCCCGGCAGAACATCCGGTGCCGGGCGCCACGGCGCGCTCGCGGTGGCGTCCAACGCGCTGGGCCTGCCGGGAACATGGGGCAGCGAGAAGATCGGCCGCGTCGAGGCCGCTGCAGGCCGGTCGATCGACTGGTCGCTCTGGCCCGGCCGGGCGCCGGTGCAGCCGGTCGCGCCGCGGTTTGATCCGCCGGCGATCCCCGACGACGACATCCCGGTCGAGCAGCTGATCGACCAGCTGGCCGAGCGCTTCGGCAAGCGCGCGGAGAACGCGGCGGCGCGCAAATGGATGCGCTTCTCGCTGCACGACGACGGCCCGTATCTGTTGGCCTTCGTGGGCGATCCGCACCTCGACGACAACGGCTGCAACTGGCCGCTCCTGAAGCGCGACATCGAGCTGATGCGCCGCCCGCATGTCCACGGCGTCATGCTCGGCGACGTCACGAACAACTGGTCGGGCAAGCTCCAGCGGCTCTACGCGCATCAGGACGTGACGCGCGACCGCGCTTGGAAGCTGGCCGAGTGGTTCTGGCGCGCTGTTCCGTGGCTGCTGCTGATCAAGGGCAACCACGACATCTGGTCGCAATCGCACGGGCAAGGCGATCCGCTTGATTGGATGGCGCGCGGGTCTGCGGCGCTGGAGGACTGGCAGGCGCGCATCGAGGTCGCAGCCGGCGGCCACGTGCTGCGCGTTTGGGCCTCGCACGACTTCAAGGGCTCGTCGATCTACAACCCGCTACACGGCCCGATGCGAGCGCAGCGGTTCAGCGCAGGAGAGGCCGACATCCTGGCGGCGGGGCATCAACACCACTGGGAACTGTTCAGCGGCGAGGACGCCGACAAGACGTCCCGGCCGCATTGGCTGGTGCGCGCGCGTGGCTACAAGTTCCTCGACCCGCACGCAGACCGGCACCAGTACGCCTCGCAGCAGCACGGCGCGACCATCGCCGCGGTGGTCGATCCCGGCCGCGCAGGACCGGCGGCGGTGCAGTGCTACGCCGATCTGGCCGAGGCCTGCGAGATCCTCGCATTCAAGCGCCAGCGCTGGGAGGCCGACCGTGCCGCGCCGCCGAAACGCAAGCGATGACGAGGCGTGGGCCGACCGCCACGAGGGCGAATGCGCCGTCGGCCACATCTGCGAGCTGCGCGAAACCAACCCGCCCGGCAAGCCCTTCGAGCCCAGGCGCGGCCCGCTCGGGTTCTGCGTCGATCCTGCAGCCTACCGGCCGGTCAAGCGGCGACGTCGTGGTAAGGTGGTGGCCACATGACCTCGACATTCCCGCAGGCTGGAGAGACGCCGGTCCAGGCCCCGGCCACCACGGGCGGTATTCCCGGTTACTCGTCGCCGTCGCTGGCGATGATCTACCCATCGCACAACCCCGAGAAGCCGGTCGCCGTGGCGGTCCAGCGCGACGGGGTGCTGTCGATCGTCCAGATTGATCTCGCGCACGCCAGCGGCCTCCTGACGGCCCTGGCGTCGATCCTGCAACACCAGTTAGAGGCGGAGCGTCGCCGATGATCGACTGGAAGAAAATCGTCGGATCGGTCGCGCCTGTCCTCGCCACCGCACTCGGCGGGCCGCTTGCTGGCGTCGCCACGAAGGCCGTGGCGGCGGCCGTCCTTGGCAAGCCCGAGGCCAAGGAGTCCGACATCGCGGCGGCGCTGGCCGGCGCCACGCCGGAGCAGCTGGCCGCGCTCAAGAAGGCGGATCAGGACTTCGCGGTCCGAATGCGCGAACTCGACATCGATCTCGATCGCCTCGCATCCGAAGACCGCGACAGCGCCCGGCGTCGCGAGGTCGATGCGCGCGATAGCTGGACGCCGCGCCTGCTTGCGCTGCTCGTCACGGCCGGGTTTTTCAGCGTTCTCGGATGGATGCTTGTCCACGGCAAGCCGGTGGATGGCGGCGACGCGCTGCTGATCATGCTCGGCAGCCTCGGGACCGCATGGGCCAGCGTCGTGGCCTACTACTTCGGGTCCAGCGCCGGGTCGCAGCGCAAGACAGACCTCCTCGGGGTCGAGAAGCGATGACCCGCAGCCTGACCGCCCGCGACCGGCTGCGCCTCGTCGGCGTTCACGCAGACCTCGTCCGCGTCTTGGAGCGCGCAGCGCGCGATGGGGCGATCCCGTGGCGCATCACCGAGGGCGTCCGCAGCATGGACCGGCAGGCCGAGCTTGCGGCCTCCGGCGCGTCGAGGACCATGCGGAGCCGCCACCTAACTGGTCATGCCGTCGATCTCGCGGTCGAGGACGGCCGAGGTGGCGTGCGATGGGACCGCCCGGCGTATGAGGCGCTCGCCGTCGAGATCCTGGCGGCGGCGAAGGCGGAAAAGGTGCCGGTTGAATGGGGCGGGAACTTTAAGGGCTTCTTTGACGGGCCGCACTTCCAACTGCCCTGGTCGGCTTATCCCGCCTAGCGCAGCCGCTCGGCCAGCGCCAACGCCGCGTGCGACCGATCCACGGCCAGCCGCGCCGCGCAATGCAGCCGCTCCAACAGATCCTCCGGCATTGCGGTTTCGCCGCGCTCCCAGCGCGCTACCGTGCGCGGGTGGACGCCGATCGCCTGGGCAAGCGGCGTTTGCCAGCGGCGGCCATAGAGCAGGCGGCCGATGACGCGGAGGTCGGCGGGGGTCACAGATTGCCATCGCGCAGCGCGCGCGCCACGATGGCGATGTCGTCCTCGTTGAGCGCGCGCGAGCGCCTGCCATTGGTGCGGACCTGGT